ATTTGATGAGCTCGGTGTAACGAGTACCGCCACGAGCGTCCCGCTCGAAGATTTTTTGAACCTGGAAAGCCTGGCGGAGAGAGTTGATCGTTGCCGCAGTTGCGGCAGAAAGATCGGCTTTGAGCTCAGATGTTCCAGTGGCCACAGACTGGCCATGGACAGTCCCAGCGCCGAGTAAACCCTTGAGGTCTCCAGCCTCATTGCGAACCTGGGCATAATTTCCAGTTTGAGCAGTGCCGGAGAAGTCCATGCCGACGCCCACAATCGGGGCGTATCCGCCGAGCGGAATTTCTACGGCAGGGCCTTTTTGTGGCCAGGGCAATGCGGAAGTGAAATAGTCGTGACGCTTACCGCGTCGCATGAGGTTGTAAAGACCGGACGAATGGAGATCAGGCCCATCGCCGGTCGGGACTTCAAGAGAGTCCTGGAGGTTCTGATCTCTGTACCACTCATTCCAGATGAGATTGTAGGCCCGGTGCCAGAGAGCAGAAACAGAGAGATTTTGGACCCCAACAGGAAGGCCGAAATAATCTTCGAGAGAGTTCGGCTCGAATCCTGACAATGAATTCGTAAGTTGGGGAATGGTGAAGTCGGTTGAATCACCCGGATTTTTTTGTTCGCCGTTAAATTTCTGCCAGTTATCCCATACCAGGCGGATCGGGACGGCGAAGTACTGAACGTCCATGAACATATTGTCCATGATCGGGAAGATCGGCGTCGCCAGACGGGCGAATCCGGTAAGCCGGACGTTAAATGTGTCACCTGGTAGAGCTTCGTCCACCAGGAAGGGAACCAGGTAGCCTGCATCAAATGTCGTTTTGTAACCGTGTGAACGGTCAAAAGTAGAACGCGGAATTTCCGCTTTTGGCACCTGGCTAAAGCTGTGCGCCATTACGGATTTGTGACCATGGTGAGGAACGCCGAAGGACATGATTTAGGACTCCTTAGGAAAAGAACCGCCGTTTAGCGGATTGCGATTTAAGGGCGTGTATTCGATCGCCCCAGTTTGGTCATCAAAAGAACCAAGTTCGACCAGGTCGTAATCAGAAGGATTTCGATTCATTTCTGAATTGATGTCCTGAACGGCATTCTTAAAAAGCCGTTGAGCATGAAGGACATTCGTCGCATGAAATGGCTTTGAATAGATTTGCGTAACCTGGTCGTAGATTGTGAAAAGAAGAGTTTTCATTTTAGAGATTCCTAGTGAGAGTTTTGATTTGAGAGCGTTTCACTTCTTCGCGGACGCGTAGCCGTTGAGGAGTGTTGTCTGCCTTGTGCGGTTTGGCTTTGAGTTGCCTTTGGAACTTGAGGCGCTCGACGGCCTTAAGATCAAAGCCAGCATAGACGCGATCATAGAATTTAGGCGGGAGCATTTTCTTGCCACGAAGGATGAGAAAGTCCGAGGGGTAAATATCCGTGAAATATTTGTTGAACCATTCACGGGCAATGCCAGGTCGCCTGGACATAGTGACGTAGGGTGGAACCCTTTGAAATACTTCTCCGGTGATAGGGTCGAAGGTTCTGTAGTGGGCTTCGGCTTTTTCGCCGGTGACTTTCTTGAGAATGTAGCGGGCGCAATAGGCCGCTGACTCGAAAGTGACCTCTCCAATACGTACTTGGCCGAGGCCCCAGAGTTTGTCGAGAAGGATTGACGAATAGAGTTGATCGCCCTGGCCGTTTTCCGAGTGTTTAACCAGGTCGTCAGGACGGAATCCGAAGATGATCGCGTGATAGTGGGCGCGGTTGGTGGATTCTCCGTACTCACCGCAGTGGAAAAAACGTATTTGCGTTTTTGCATGTTTGCGAAGCCTTTTCAGGAATAACTGGAAGTCTCTCAGACGCAGGCTTCCGCCTGGAGGGAGAGACTCGTCGTTATAGGTGAGGGTGAGGAAGCATTTTCGATCGTGCAGCTGTGCCTCGTGTGTAAGCCGGAGGGCCCATTGCCTGGACCGCTCAAGCCGGCATCCGATGCACTGACCGCAAGGTACGGTGACTGGGAGGTCTCGAAAGCCTCCGCCACCGAATACGATCTTCCGCTTCCCATTGGCTGTTAGATCGGCAGATTTATTGCCGTGTAGCGGGGAAAAGCATGGCATGGGTCATAGCCGAATGCCGCCCCGCATGGGGCTACCGCCCAGATTTTTCTTGTGGGTCAGGCTGGCAGTTGACGAGAACTGTTTGCGTGACGCCTTGCCGCTCATTTTGTGTCGCTTCATGGTGTGCCCCTAGTACGAAAAGATTAGAAAAAAGAACGAGAACCGCGAGAGGAATTAGCGTTTTTTGACTCCTTTGGAGGTTGGTGGAAGGTTGATTTAGACCCCAAACGGCTGTTTGGTGTCAGTCGGAACAGTTACATCAAGAAATAGCTGTTCCGACTGGATTGGTCAAGAGGGATTTTTGGGACCGTGGTCCCCGCCGGACGGTCGGGGGGCGTCCCCCGACCTGGCGTTTTTGTCGGTCGTTCGCCTATTCGGCTCCTCCCTTGTGCTGATAGCTTGGACCTGCTGAGTTTGGTTTTGCAGATAAGAAGTTGGGAGGTGGATGGTTGCCCCTTCGCGCAATAGACCGAGGTCATGCAGCTCTTGGGCATTAGCAGGGTCTGAGGTGAAGTCCAGGAAAGCTGCCGGGTTGTTGGCAAAGCGTGTGCGAACAGCCGAAGGCAGTTCTTCGAATAGGCTTTGAGCACCGGCAACGATTTCCATGGCCTGTTGATACTCGATTCCAGTGGTGTCGAGATATTGAGGAGCGCGCTCATTTAGATTTGGCATTTGTCCAGTGGACAAATAGCGACTCATCAGGACATTAATGTCGCATTCGTCTTTGAATGATTGTTTAGTCCATCGTGAGTTTTGAGGGAATGTCAGCCGCACTCGCTCTTTAATAGAATAGGCTGATTTGAATTGGCAATTGTTTTCAGTGAATGTGATTGTGTGAAGCTGAGTGGGCTTTTGATAAGAGGACATGTTATTTCCCGATGGTTTTGGTTGCTCGGTCGGGAGAACGACCGAAGATTTTGCCGAAGATGTTGGACGGCAAGAGGTTAGAGGCCGCGCTTGTTGCGCCTTGGGCCGCGTCGATTTGACGCTGCAGAAGCGGTAAACCTTGCTTCTCTGCAGCAAGATCGGTGCGGGCCTGGACGGCGCTAGATGTGCTGGCCGCCTGGATACCAGGACGCGCAGCACGTAAGTTAAGACGCTCCTCATCGAGCTTACGAATCTGGGCATCTGTATAGCCCAGGCTCTTGAGGACCGCTTTTGTCTCAGCATTGCGAAGAGGTTGCTCTTCAAGCTTCGTGTTGTAGTCCACCCGGTTATTCACCGTCTGGCTACCTTTGAGGGCCGCATCCGCATCCAGGACCCGCTCTTGCGCTTGCGCGTTGAGGAGCTCCTGGTGCATGAGTGCGCCCATTTTTGCCGAGGAAGTGAAGTCCTTGGCGATGTTTTCCTGGGGCGCCATGGCGCCCGCGGGAGAGGATGCCCCCTGGCCCCCGGTACCGGAAAGGATTGGATTCAGCCCTGCAGCACGAAGGTCAGCGACTTCGCGTTGATGGGCTGTATTGGACATTCTTTCCTGAAAGGCCATTTGATTCTTGGCCTGTTTTGCCGATGAACGGTTGGAAAGAAGCCCCCCGAGTAGTGAAGCGGCACCGCCAATAGCTGCCCCACCCCAACCAATGGGGGAGGCTGCCGAGGCGAGAACACCGCCGATCTCGACCGCTTTGCCGGTCGCGTCGGTAACGGTTGTCATGATTGCCCCTTAGAAATGGTCGATAAGACCAGGGACGCCATAAGTTGGCATGGGTCTGGTACACCGCATTTGAATGTAGGTGTCCAGGAGGAAGTGTGGCTCACTGGTAACCGCGATAACGCGGTCCAGTGGGGGATTTTCGACGATGAAAGCATCGTCCAGGACTGGTGCAGTCGCAAAGTCCTGGGAAAGGTGCCAGGCGTCTAAGGATTGAGCAAACGACGACCGGAATTCGCCAGTAATTTGAGATGGGAAATAGCGATATTCGGCATAGCGTTCCTGGTAACCGAACACCTTATCGTCCTCAGTTGGCACTCCGGTAGCGAAGATTTCCTTCTGGAGGACAGCTTGCTCGCCGATATGACTAAGGGCTGGCCAATAAAAGTCAAAGCGTGTTTTTCGGGACCACATCCGATTGAGACCTTGCTGGTAGGTCAGGTCTGCCCGGACGCTTACAAGGCCCAGGATGAGACAGTGCTCAGTGAAGCTGGCCGTAAAACCGTTGTTTTGCATTAAAGCAGTGCCAATGGCCGCCAGGTTGCCCTGGGGTGTATTCGCGTATGTACCAGTCGGTGACGTTTGCGGAATTGGGCTGATATTGATCGGCGTGGATCCGCCGCCCAGGTATTCAGGACGCTGGAGCCGCGCATCCGGCGATGTAACGCCGAAATGCGATTTGATGAGCTCGGTGTAACGAGTACCGCCACGAGCGTCCCGCTCGAAGATTTTTTGAACCTGGAAAGCCTGGCGGAGAGAGTTGATCGTTGCCGCAGTTGCGGCAGAAAGATCGGCTTT